CTAATGATTGAAATTTTGCCATCATCTATTTTTCTTATATTTCTTACAACATAATCTTCTGAGTTTACTTTTATTACTTTATCAAATACAACATCTTTAAAATCACTTGTTTTTACTTTTAGCTCGTATTCAGTTGACAGAATAGTATTGTCAGCAATTATTTCATCAGGTTCATCTAACATTCCTATAAACGTAGAGTTATTGTAAATCACTTCATCAGTGAACTCAGTAAAAAATAAATTTAAGTTTTCTTTAAATGCCATAAGAAAAGCCCCAATAAAGGGGCTAATAATTTAACCGTACTTTTTCAAGCCTAAGCCTGTAACAGAAAGATCAAATGTTGGAGATGAACCACCTATTGTGAATTTCACTCTTACATATCTTTTGCACTCATCAGCACTGATAGATAATTTTTGTGTTGATGCTGAACCTGTTACTTGTGTAAAAGCTGCTCCTGATAAAGATCCAAATGTTGAATTATCATCAGAGTCTTCAATAGTTACATCGAGAGTAGGTGATGATCCACCACCAGCAGCAGAGTCAAGAATAAAAAGAACATCTCCTTCATATCCTTTAAGATCAATACCTGTACCGTTTCCAGTAGCAGTTTTTGTAGAAGTTCCTAAACCTGTTAAAAGGTCTAATCTTTCTAAATTAATGCGGTTAAGTCCCATTGTCTTTGTCGTTATCAACTGTAGGTTTTGCTTTTGGTTTTGCTTTTGGTTTAGCTTTTGGTTTTTCAGTTTCAATAACTGCTTTCCCGCTTCCAATTAGCGTTCTAGCTAAATCATTATCAACGTCTAAAGAAAGGCCGGAGTCCTTGTGGACTCCAGCTATCAATACGCTGCGTATTAATTTAACTTTCATACTAAGTAGCGAAACAAAATGCTCCCGCTTGTCTCACGGCATAGTCTATGTCCTGTAGGGCAATTATTCTTACAGTACCAGCAGTTGCCCCAGCGAAAGGATCAACAGTTAGATCTAAACCAGACCACATACCAACAATAAACTGACTGAAATCACCAAAGATTGCGTCATTATTTACAAGCTGGTTTGTAGTAATTGCTTGATAACCATTAATTTGGTTGTTCTCAAACACGAAGTTAGCAGTAGAAGTACTTGTCTTCTCTGTTGACTTTAAAGCACCTCTTGTTGTCGCATTAATGAGATACTTCATTGCGTTGCCCTCTGCATTTGCAACCGCAACATCAGTCTCCATACCTATGTACTCGGAGAATGTGCCTGTTCCTGTCAAGGATTGAGAGCCAATACCAGAAGTTTGAGTTAGACCTAGTGGCTGATTAGAAGAACCAGTACCATAGATAGCTGTACGATCTAGCTCAAGAGCAATCTTCTTAGCAATGTCATCTCTGACAAAAGCTTCAATATCAATAGAAGATTGTAAAAGAGTTCTTCTAGTGAAGTCAGTAAATGCACCGATTGTCTTTGGTGTCATTGAAATCTGAGTAAAGCTTTGCTGTCCTTCTGTAGGTGCTGCTCCTTCTCCTACCCAGTAAGCTGCTGTTGTCCCATCTTGCTTAGGAATCGCAATATTGCCCTCTAGTCCTGTTAGCATTGTTACTCCTGCTTCCATTATAGCCATCTTATTTCTCAAGATTTCTATAAATGAGCCACTGAGTAAATCTGTGGACACAAGGTTTCCTCCGTCCGCAGCAGTCCCAACATTCAAGTCCCTCTTGAGTACTTCGTTAGGAATTAAAATACCTTTTGCTGGTCTACCATAACGCTTTGCTGCTTCTTCAGAAACTTCACGCTCGTATGTAGCTGCTTCTTGTGCTGCTTTATCAGCAGGATTTGCAAGAGCATTGATAGCTCTTAAGAATGAGAAGCTTTGTGCTTCTTTTTTATCTAAGAACTCCTCAGATTTTTTGCCTTCAATTTGCATGTCGGTTGAACGAATAGGGGTTACTTTTTTATTTTTCACAAGATCTAATATTGCAGATCTTGCTTCAGTAGCAGACTTACCACCCTTAATTAAAGTTTCGGTAAGTTCTTCTGCTCCGTATTCTGCAAACTCACGACAAGTTGAAGTGATTTCAGCAACACGAGCATTGTTCTCATCTAAAGCACGTTGCACTTCAGCTTGAACATCAATTTCTACGGCTGGCTTTGTTTCCACCGCAGTTTCTTTAGTTGTTTCTTCCATAGACGGATTGGATTGTGCGGTAGATTCCGCAGAACGAGTCTCCTCAAGAGGAGCGTTATCATTAATAATAATGTTTTCCTTCTCTAAAGTAACATTTTCTGATGAAATATTCTCTACTAAAGATCTTCCGAACCCAACTGAGTTGTCTGCTGGGATCGTTGCCAAGCTAACTTCGTGTGGGGTCCAACGGGTCGCACGGAGTCCAGTGTCCGTTTCTTCCACTTCGTCCAGACTGTACCCAAAGGATATTCCACGCAAAATACCGTCTTTAACGTCTTCTAAGACTTCAGAAGCGAATTTAGAGCGAGAAAAGCGGATTTTAGCGTAACCTCTCATATCGCTAGGATTTATATAGGCACTTTCAACTACCCCTAGAACTTTATCCGGATTGTGGTTGAAGAGAAACGGAGCAGAATCATTTAGTCTTACTAAATTTGCACTTCCTTCTTCGTGGCTTAACACTTCGTCACCAAAAAACCTTTTTACTGGTAGTTCGCTTGAGAAAGGAAACTCAAAAGTTCTTGATTTTACATTTTTAAAATCAGTAACTTCTTTTCTTTCTAGTTTGTCATCTGAAGTAATAACTCTAATTGGAGCTATTTTTGATAAAGCACTAAAACGATGTCCAGCAAAAATATCTGTTGACTCACCATTTCTGTAAACCTGTATCAAAGCAGCAGGATTTTCTGGAGTGCCTTTTATGACAAAAGAACTGCTTGGTACATCTATTTCTCCATCTCTAACTATACGAGTAATCTTACCCCTAGCTCGACCACCACTAGCGTTCCAAGCAACAAAGTCGCCAGTTTTTAGAGCGTCTGGTGCTGCTCTAACTGTATCTTCTGTTTTTAATTCATTGTCTTCAGACATAGTTCGCTCCCTAGCTTTTTTGATTTGATTAGACTTGGTTCTGGACCAAGACTGTCCTGCGTCCCCGCCCCAAGCGGCCCAAGCGACCCTCCCGTTACTGGGATAGCCATCTTCGCCCGGACGAAAACCTTTGCCCGATTTGTCCGATTCATGTCGGGCAAACCATGCGTTCATTGTAATAACAGTATCAGCCGATAGCTCATTACCGCTTAATATTTGTGTTGCTCTAGTCCTAGCTACATCTGTACCTCCTCCTTCTCCTTCCTTCTTCCATTCCCTGTAACGTCTTGCTTCTGTCCTCATGCCATCAGTAGGCATAAGATTTATAGAAACACCGTTTACATTTGCCATTTACTTTTTACTCCTTTTTTTAGTTTTACTTACTTGTTTTACTTCCGGCAAGTCTAACTCAAGCTGGCCTTCCTCAATAGTAAGATCTAAATCCTTATCTAAAGTTACTCCTAAACCTTTTGCTACATCTTGCTCTCTTGATATTTCTCTAATAATATCGTCATAATCTCCACCTCCACTCATTGCTATAACTTGAGACTTAGACATATATCCAGCTTGTTCTGCTTCACGGTAAGCTTTCACTTCTTTTAATGGATCAATGTAGTGTTGTGTTGGTGGTATCCATACAGGTTTGCAATACCTAGAAGGTCTTGAAGCATAATCAGGAAAATCCAATTCACCAGCTAAAACAGCTAAAGAAAGCCATTCTTTAAATATTCTTTTATGAAAATTTTTGATGATATATCTTTGACAGAATTGCCAGTGTGTTCTGTCTTCTAACAAACTTAACCTTGAGCTAGAATAGTTAGTCTCGCTAAAGTCTTTACTAATCGTTTCATACGAACAGCCAAATCCGGCTGCGAACCTACGGACCTTGTTTTTGACAAACATCTCATACTGCTGATGAGGATAATCAATGTCTGGGACAGTTATTCCTTCACCCGGAGCTAAGTACCTAAATTCCCCCGGTGCAAAATCTTGAAGCCTTTCATTATTTTCTACATCATCACCTATTAGTTCTCCAGAATTATTAGTAATAAAACCAGTTATAGAAGCTCCAATCCTCGCTCTAATAACGGCTGCTTCTTCAAAACCTGAGAGTTGATGTAAGTCGTCCATT